GGTTACTGCTAAATAAGTTGTGCTCATTTTATTGGTTTATAAATTTCATTACTAAATCTCTTGTGCTTTTAGGTGCTTCTACCTTTACTTTTTCCGTTGGCTCTGGATTGTGAACAATTGCTTTCGGCTCTTCCATTTGTGCCAATTGTGTTTTCAATGCTTCGTTTTCAGATTTCAACGCTTCGTATTCTGAAAAGAACGTTTCTTTAACCATTGATTCAACTGTTTTTTTAACCGCTGATTTTTCAATCATTTTTTCTTCGTCTTTTTTCATTTCCTCTTCGGGTGCTTCAACTTCTGCAGGCTGTTCTTGTTCTTTAATTTCTGCAATTACACCCTCTTGAGTAACAATTAAAAGCATTCCGTTTTCAACAACGTATTCACCAACGGGTAAAGGGATTCTTTGGTCGTCTTCCGTAACAACAAAAATTTCGTTATTAGCCTCAAAGCTATCCGCTTCAATTATTGTAACGCCGTCGTTAAGTTTCATTTGCTCTAATTTCACTTCGATATTCAAAGCAACGCAAATCTTTTTTACTATCTCTTTATAATTCATTTGACTTTTTTTTTATTAAACTATTCTGTTTTTGTTCTGTTGCACTTTAGCGAATTATTACGGTTACGTTTTGGGTTGGATTTATTACAATTTGCGTTCCACCGCTTACCGTTGAACCGATGCCTTGTTGTGATAATTCGCCCTCACAACATTCTTTGCGATACTTACCGTCTTTGCATAAGCAACCACGTTTACCGCCTTTTGGAGATGTTGTTTTTGTTGGCATATTAATTATATTGAAATTATTTTTTTAACGTCGCTTTCGTTTTTATTTAAGATATTTATAGTATCTTCAATATTAGCTGTGATTTTTACAACGTCTTGAGTACCTTTAACATCATTTGGGTTTAAACCTAAATCTTTTGCTTGTTTACTTATTTTTTCAACTAAAATTAAAGCTTCTTTAATATCTGATTTAGCATCGTCTCTATCTGCTATAGCATTCATATATCCGTCTGATAAATCACTTTGAACTTTAACAAAAGCTGAAAGATTATTTACTGTTTTTTGAACTGACTTCATTAATGCACTATCAATAGCCTTCATTCTGACCAATAACTTTGCTAAGTCATCAACCAACCCCAACTCCACTAATTGACTACCCAACTTAACCGCTTCTTTATCAGATAGCTTGTTGATAATTTCTAAACTTGTTTTCATTTATATGATTTTATAATTTGTACTACTTTCTCACGTGCGCTCATTTCGTAACGTTCTGCGAAATATCCCTCGATGCTGAAACCTTTTAACTCGCCATTTTTCACCTTTGCCCACGTTTCATCGTTATCGACTTTCATTGCAATCATCCACGTGCCTTTAGGTAAATCAAAACCGTATAATTTAGATTTATCCATTTCGGCATCTTCAATAATCCACGATTCTACGATTGTCATTCCGTCAACTTTAACGGCGTGTTGCTCGGTTGCGTTTTGATGTTGCCCTCGCATAAATACCAATTCACTTGCACGTTTTACCGTTGATTCTGAAAAGAATATTTCGAACTCTTTATCTTTGTCTTTACGGTAAATTTTTTTATTAGGAATTAACGCCGCACCTAAAACAATTCGCTTTTCGTCAATAGCTTTTAACTCTACAAAGTCCTTTGAAAGTGCAATAAAGTTTTCTTCCATTGCAGGTTTTTCAACAAGTGAAACGGCAAAAACACCGTCCTTCTTTTCGTCCTTAATTACTAATTCGTAAACTTCCATACCTTTTAAACTATAATTGTGATGTTTGTTGCACTTTCATATCGAACTGCTGTGCGCTTGTGATGTCGTTACTTACTACATACGCTTTAACTGGCTGTTGCTGTAAGGTTGCTAATTGGTTTATTCCCGTATTCCCTACGACGTTCAAATTAGGTGCGATAATACTTGACGGATTTGGAACGTCAACCCCACCGCCACCGCCACCGCCACCAAATTGGGTGCTTGCGATTTTAACAACACTTGCTAAACCTGTTGTACCTGCAATTCCTGCTTCAACAAATCGTTGACCCGGAAATACTTGTTGGTCGGGACGCATTGCTAAAGCTGATGTTACTGCTAAAGCTGTATTAACTAAAGCACTTGAAAGGTTAAATGCTTTTGCTATTTTAAATTGTCTACGTGCGCTCGCTTCGTCTTTAGCATTAAACGATTCTATTAATTGACCTATTGCACCAAAAGCGTCTGCTGTTAATTGTAGTTGTGTGTTTCTAAGTAGCTTTTTACGTGCAATTTCGTCTTCATCTAATTGCCTTTTTTTATCTGCTGTTGCTTTCTCTATTTCTAATTCCTTAGTTCGTGTATCTGAAAGTAATTGAATTGACTCTAAAGCACTTGTTTTTTTTACGTCTTTAAATTTTTCCTCAAATACTTTTTGTGCATCAATCCCAACGCTTAAATATTCTTTAAGATTTTCCTCGTCCATTTTACGTTGCGCTTCACGCCTTTGCATTTCTGAATCGTCAATTGTGTAAAGTTCTTCATTTGTTTTTTTAGCTGTATCAACTGCTTTTTTCCCTGATTCAATTCTTGCTATTTGAATTGCCGTTTCAGTATCTAATATCCCTTGTTTCATTTCAGCAATTGCGGTTTTCGTTTGCTCAATCATTTCATCGTTAACACCGCCAATATTCGTTGCTCTTAAAATTTGTAAGTTCAAACGTGCCTCTTTAATCAGTTCACGTTGATTTGCTAATGAGCGTTTAAGCTGTAATTTTTCAAGTGCTTCCGTTGATTTCCCTTGCGCTTCTAATAACTTAATTTGGCGGTCAATATTTCCCGTTTCTTCGTCGTATGCTTTTTTTCGTGCTTTACGTTGCTCTTCACGTTTCGCCAGTTCTTTATCAATACGTTTTATATTTGCCACGTGCCTTGCTGACATATCACGTTCGTTTTTCGTGTCAATAACATTGAAGTATTCAAGTGCTTTTATTGCACCGTAAACAACTCCGATAAATGGAAAGAATATTCCTATTAAAACTTTAATCGCCGTTCCTAAATTATCGAAGTAATCATACGCTTTGATTACGTAACCGCTTAACGTTGTAACAACTTTAGTTACTTTATCAAAGTTTGCAATCAGTAAACCAACTAAAACAACTATTGCACCGATTCCCGTAGCTATTAACGCAACTCTAAACAACTTCATCGCTGTTGTTGCTCCACCCGTAACCGTTGCAAGTCCACCCGTTGCACCCGTTAACCCAACTTTCGCTGTTGTATCCGCTTCCGTTAATGCTACGTTTGTCGCTGTTTCTTTATTAGAAACGCCCATTACAAAGTTATAAAGGGTAGTGTAAACCGTTGTTGATTTTACAACCGCTCCTAATTGTTTAAACGCTCTTCCTGCATCTTCTAAACCTTCTAAACCTTGCGCCAAAGCCATTGCACTTTGAACACGTAACATCGCTTTTTGTACGTCTTCACTTTCTGCACCTACTAAACCCATAGCACCTTCAACTGCGCTAAATCCACTTGCAACCGAAGACAAAGATTTCCCCAAAGCAATAAATGTACCCTCGCCTTTTTGCGCTTGGATAGCATCGTTTACGTCTTCGATTTGGTCTTTTAATTCCGCCGCTCTTTTAGACGCATTTTGTACCTCGATTGAAGTTGCACCGAAAGCATCTGCTAATTTTTGAACTTCTAAAACCGCTTCTTTATATTGTTGTTTTAGCGTCTTAGAATTGTCTTGTATTTCTATTTCAATAACCTTTTTTTCCATAATGCTTTCTTAATTCTTGTTTTAATATTTTCTTTGTTGACGAAGTGTATTCGTTCAAACCTTTTGCCACGTCAATCGCTTTTGATTGTCCGAAGTGGTCGCTAACTTTTAGTAGCTGTATAATTGTGTGTATTCTCATAATCTTAATAACAAGGTTCTACAATAAATGCTGAAAAGATGCTATCTTCTTCAATTGTGTAAACTCCGAAAGGACAAGGTGTGTCTTCGGATAGGGTGGCTTGTAAACCTCCTTCTGTTTGTATTTGCCAATACGTTTCGTCATCACTCCAATTGATATTTATAGTATTAACACCATCTATAAACCTATAAGCATTTTTGCCATTAATAATATTTCTTTTATCAACTTCCACCGTAACAGGCTCTTCACCAACTAAAGTGTAAGTAACTTTTATACATTCGCAATCGGGTGCAATAGTTACCAATTCCCTAATTAAATTCATTTTCACTTCGCCGTTGTTCAACGTGCTACTAATATCGTTAATCAAATATCGCTTATCCTTAATGATAATTTTATCATTCATTTTCAAGTTAGCAAGTACGCCAGTTGGTAACATCGCTGTAAATGAAAACAACCGTTGTTGTAAATCGTAAAGGTTACCTAAATGATTAGAATAGTAAGTTTGGTAAAGGCTGTTTGGTTCTGTTTCTTGCGTTACAATATTGAACTCGTTACCAAAACAAAGTGAAAACCCCGTTGTATTAACGCTGTTGAAAAGTGCGTAATCGGTTACGTTTAGATTTGAAGTACCGTCAAAGAATTTAAAAGTTGTTGCCGTTTCTTCGCCTCCTAAATATAAAAGCAAAGGTTCCGGAACATACGCCGATTGATTTTCTTCAATTAAAAACGTGCAAAACAAATTACTTGTTTCTAATTCTGCAAATTGGATATTCTCAAAAGGTAACTCTATTTTAAATTCCGTTCCGTCGTATTCAAATGAATAATCTAAGTCACCGTATTGTCGATTAAACAACGCTGAAAAGTTTTTATTTAAAAACGATTTACTTTCTTTATACTTAAATGCAATCTGTTTGTAAAGTGGTAATCGTTTAACGTTACTTGAATTAATAACATACTTCGTTATGTCCTTTTCGCCTCCTAATGAATACCAATCCTGCAAAGGTTCAATTGTAAATGTCGTTTCGTTTTCTCCAACACAAACCAAATTAAATGCTTTGAAAATAGCTGAAACAAAATCCGCAATCTTTAAATTAGGTGCTAAAATTGAAGCGTTCAAAATTGACGTTAAACTAATTGTATTTCCAACTCCAGTATAAATTGTTCCACTTGGTGCTTCGTATAAAACACTAATGCTAAAACTAACCGTTTTATCTGCTTTAAATTGATAGGTAACAACTGAATTTAAACCCGGTACGTTTGCTTCATTCGTTAAAATTAAAGGGTCTGTTCCTCCATAACTTTCGTAAGTAGCAAACAAAACTCCGTTAACATAAGCCTCGCAATAAATGGTAGCCGTTCCGTCTGAAACACTTGAAATATTTATTGTTGTTTTGTGAAACGTTGACCCTGCAATTGGAACATAAGAGTATGTTAATGTATTATCAATCGTATTAAAAAACGTGTTACTTGGTGTTGTACTATTGTAATCAATTAATTCATAATTAGTTAAAAACACAAATTCCTCTACATTTTGATAACGAATATATAAATCCGTCCAACGTGCTGAACTAAAAAACGTGCTATTAAAATTTATTCCAAATTGTGTTTCTATAATATCAAATATTTTAGATACTTTGATTGCAGGAAATAACTCAAACCATTTTACACTTCCTGCATTTGTTGTAATATCGTTTGCGCTTGCATCTCCAAAAGTCCAAACTCTTCTTGGTGCAATTAACGGATAACGTACATTGTAAGCCGTTGTTCCGTCTGTTACTCTATTGTAAACTTCCGTACCGCTGTAAGTGTGTGCAATTGTAGAATAATCCAAATCTTTCAAAGTCAATTCCCCAAACCTATCTTTTAAACTTGTTAATGCACCGAAGAAATTTAACGAATAACTTACAACTTGTCCGTCTTTAATTACCGCTTCATTCAGTTGTATTTTACCAACTCTAAACGGCATCGTTTCGATTTCAATAAAAGCGTCACGCCTTAAATTTTGGTCGATAGTTGGTACAACGTCACTTTCATACCAATGTTGGAAAATAGCGTTGTTTCGTGGTGATGCAGGAACTAAAAACGATTGTGAAAAGTCGCTGAATACCTTGCTAATATCCTGAACGTTTGCAACAGAACTATTAACCGTTACAATTTCGTCTTTGAATAAATCAACTTCAACCCCCTCAATAAATAGTTGCAACTTCGTCATAAGCGTATTCGAAATCTAATGTATAGTTCAAGTCTTTCTTGTTTACTATTTTAAATAAGTCAGCATCGTTTGTTAATATTTTTGCAGGTAAATTATTAACCATAATTCTTTCAGATAGCATCAATTGTTCAATGATAAACTTAAAGTTTTCATCTACGCTTCCAGAATTAACCGTTATTTTTCTTCGTGCGTTTCGATTCATTTGCCTTGTTTGCCCGTCTGAAATAGTCCATTGATTTACATTTGGAACGGCAGTTAGGAAATTGTAATCTTCGCTTGTTGTTGTAATTTTATCTGTTGATGCTTTAAAGAAAAATACTCGTTGCCACCCTCCTAATTTGTTTATGAAATCAATCGTTACAGGTGTGTATCTACATTCTGCTAACGGCTTGAAAGTAAAGGATTGAAGTAACACGTTTGTAGGGCTGTAAAATTCAACTATATTCCCACCTGCATAGTAATTACTTGAGGGCGTTGTTGCACTTTGCCAAATGTAAGGAATATCGCAATAACGTTGATTTACCGCATCTATGTTTGTTGTTTGTACGTTTGCAAGATTTGCTAAAGAAACATATTTTACATACGCTGAAATTCCAATAAAAGCTGTAAAATAACCAGGTGATAAAAGTCCACTTGGTACGGTTGTATCGCTTGTTTTTGGATAGTAAAAAACCATTCCACTTTGGTACTGAAACAAAGGAAAAGCACTATTGTAAGTTGTTACTTCATTATTCCACGGCAAAACTGCTAAACCGCCACTATCAGTATAGGCACGGTAACCGTCAAACGAGCGGTAAGTTCTTGTATCTAATAAAGTGTAAGTTCCTGAAACGTTTTTATAACGCTTAATCTGAATGTATGCGCTCGCTCCACTTGGTGTTAACGTTGCTGTACTCGGTAACGTTCTAATGTTCTGATACGTGTTACTAATAAATTCACGAACAAACGGAGTGACGTTGTATCGTGTAACGTTATTCGTTGCACTTGGATTATTCTTTTCAAGTGTATAAGTTGGCGTTGCAGGAAAAGTAGATGTTAAACTAATAAACAATTCTACCTTTGAACCAGTTTGCCCTGCCTCATTTACTTGAACTAAAAACGGCGTTCTTGCGTACATTTTCTTTTATTGCTATGTCAATAATATTACTGACGGTTAATACATAAGGGTTAATTAATTCAGTTGGTAATTTCTTTAAACTCGTTTCGATTGCATCACTAAAAAACATCGTTGGCTTAATACCACGATTGTAAATATTTCCTGCTATTATTTGCGCTATTGTTCTATAATTACCTTTTTTATATTTGCCTTCTTCGTCTCTTAATCTTATATTTTTTCGCTTTGCCCAAACTTCAATGTTTGTAACAAAACTTTGCCAACTTCCTGCATAATTTCCAGAACCAAATTTAAAACGACTATTGGGTGCTTGTTGTCCTCTTATCTTTGCATTCTTTGAAACCTTACTTGGGTTTGCACCTTTAACTCCTTGGTCTTGAAAGAACCCGTAATCTTCCATTTGAAAGCCTATGCGAATAGAATTTAGATAAACCTTGCTTTCGCCTTTAATCGAATTATAAAGTTTCTTAGAAGCGTTCTTTTTACGTTTCGTTAAATTCGTTCTTGCTTGTTTTACAACGCCGTCAACGAACTTTTGAAGTGCTTTTGCTCTTTCGTCTTGACTCATTTCGTTAAGCGTTTAAATTCTCGTTGCTGTAAGTCATCGCTTTGTTTTGTAAACGTGAGAAAAGTGAGGCATTTGCGGAGTCCCAACTTGGTGATGTCATCGAATCTTGTAATGTCGCCTTGAGCGAGTACATGTAGGCTTCCATACCACCCCCACTGCTTTCCAAATTGAGTTCTTTCGCTAAGTGAGTTTTCATTTCCTGCGTTGTCTCCGTCTCCAAAAATGTCAGGGTAGCTCTCAATAAGTCTTTTTCTAAAGTCCAAAAAAAAACATTCGCACCCTTAACGATTTGTAGCGGTGCAAACTTCATTAAGTCGCTGTATTCATCGCTTCCGTTGTATTCGTGAATTGAATAGCGGTCTTTAAAAGTTTCCTTAATAGGTCGATACATAACCGCCATTGCTTTGTGAAATGTAGAAACGTCTTGCAAGTACTTTTCCAAATCCACGTATTCGCCGAAACTAATTTCTTCTAAATTTGGAATAAAACCAAACTCCAAATCTTTAATCTTAAATCGTTGTTGAAACGTTCCTTCAGCTTCTAATGTTTTTGTAAGGGAAATTATTAGTTCGGTTAAATCGGTCATTCGCATTTTAGCTATTGACTTCAATTCTAAACCAGTGAAACATTGCACCATTTGCTCCATCAAAAAATCTTCGTCATCGCTATTTTGAGAAACGTTAACGAATTTTTGGTATGCATTTAATGGTATTTCTGCAATTGAAGTTGGTATGTTTATTTCAAGTCTCATACCTATTAAACTACAAAGTCTAATAAATGTTGTAAACGCCCTTGTTCGTGCTTATAGATTCCATTTCGTGGTAACGAAGTGCGTCAATAGCGTGATCGTTTCCACCTTGCGGTTTGTTGGTAGTTTTTCCAGTTCTGTCAACGTCCCAACAATACCCTCGAAGTTCTTTAATTAGGTTTGTGCTGTCCGAAGTTACTAAGTACTCTTGCTGTTGCATTACGTCAATACCGTAGTTAATTGAATCCTTGCCTTTCGTTACAGGGTAAATTTGTAAACCCCTGCGTCTTATTTCTTCAATGGATTTCGGCTCGGCTGAATCCGCATAAATTACCGCATCTTTTGGTAGTGCGTTTGCAATATCCCCGTTAAGCATTCCAGTACGGTAAAACAATTCTTTAACAATTCGTTTATCATTCCATTTGTAAACTGCTATTGCTGAAGTCGGGTCGTTGGTATAACCGAAGTCTAATCCGATTCCTAATAAACGGGCTTCGTTTGGAATAGTATCTATTGTTTGCCAGTTGCTGAAAACAACGCCTTGTAAGTTTCCGATTTGACCTTCGCCGTAAACCCTCCACCAATTCGCCCAATAATTAGACGTTTTAGCTTTTTCTTTTTTAATCATTAAATCTTCCAAAGTTTCCTTTGAAATACCCTCGTTATCTAAATAAGTAAGCAATAGAAATTCTGCGTTGTGCTGTGGTAATATTTCACTATGCACCCAAAATTCGTTATCAGGATTGAAGTCAATATAAGTTTCAGCGCTCCTAATCATTAAAGCATCTGCAATAATAAAAGGAATGTGATTAGCTTCGTTAAGAAATAGAATATCACGCTTACCACTTGCTTTTGCTTTACCGTCTGAATCGAATGATTTAAACTGCATTCGTGAACCGTTAGTAAAAGTATAAATCAAAGCTGAAGCGTTCCAATTGTTTTCAATCCAACGATTTGTTTCAACCATTATCGTTTTGAAAATATCTAACGCTCCCTCTTTTACTGCCGGTAAAGTTTCTGCAACAACGGTTATTTTAATTCGTTGTTCTTTGATTGCCCTATCGATTAGAATAGGAATGATAGCGTATGTTTTTCCTGCATTGTCTCCCCTACCTATTGCTAAGTAGGGGATAAAGGGCAGAAGTCCCACCTTGTATCACTCGGATACGAGACTTCATTGCTTTTATTCTATTTATTGCTGTCGTTCTCTTGAACATATTGGTCGAATACTTTTTTTAGTTCACTAATCCTATCTAACAAGCAACTGCCACAATTTGTAAATTCAGCGTTCTTGTTAAACGTACTTGTATAAATTTGGTTTAATCGGTATTGAACTGTTGGAACAACCGAACCCCTTGTGACTTCAAAGAATTCCTTTAGAAAGTTGTAATCTTGTTCGCTTAAACAGTTAGGTTTTGAATAAGGAAATAGTTTGTTTAAAGCTTCCTTTCGTTGGTCGCAACCGCAATCCTCTCCTGCTACAAATTTAACAAGTGCTTTGATTCCCGTTGCTGTTGTGATTTGGTCGATTGTATCTCCTAATCCTTGTGCTTTTTTTCGTGCCATAAGTCGCTTAATTCTTTTAAATCGTTTCTAAGTGTTTGGTTTTCTTTTTGTAGTTTTTTGTTTTCTTTTTCAAGTTGGCAAAACATTCCGTAAAACTCTTTTGCTCGTTCTTGACGTCTTTCAAGTTCGTTTTCTAATAATTCAAGTATGTTCTTAAAATTCATATCAATTCTAAATCATTATTAATTAAATCTAAATAGTCATCACCACAATTAACCCTTATCTTTTCTTTACATTCTCCAATCACTTCAAAGATTGAACGTAAACTTATATCCGTTCCGTTGGCAATATCTCGCATTGAATGGTTGCCCGTTAAATACAATCTGAATAGTGTTTGGTCGTAACTATGCCACTTGTTTATTTCATCGTTAATCTTTGCTCTAAACCTATTTTGTGCTTGGTAAAATTCGCTATTATCAACGTCTGCAATTTCCAAAGGTAAATTATTTATCTTAGATATTTGCTTTTTTGCCTTTAGAAAATTTAAGAATATAGATTTAAGGGTTAAGTGAATAAAGTATTGGTTTATTTTTCCGTCTACAATAATATCTTCTGGTCGCTTATTTCGGTCTAATCGCAAGTACATTTCCTGCACCAAATCCTCAGCGTAAAAGTACTCCCCGAACTTGTTAATCGTTCGAACGTAATCTTTGTGATGTTTAGCAACTTCCCCTAACCATTCCATTATTCATCTGGGAAAAGTGGTTGTTCGATAATCGTGTTTTCAACTTGGTCTTTCAATCCGTTCAAACGTTGTGTTATACTTGGATTATAGAATCCTAATAAACCGCCAGTTATTTGGTCTTGTCGAATTTCTTGTTTTATACGCAAACAGATAACCCCAAACACTTCGTAATAACCTTGTTTATTGTCAAAGTAATGTTTAACTGTTCCGTAATTATCATAGCAAAATATTTCAAATCCTTCCATTGTTAAAGGTACTTTTTGAGGTTCTTCAACTCGTTCGCCGTCTTTACCTACAAAGTGAACTTTAACCCACTTAAAAGATTCTTGTTTAACGTGTTCTTTGTATTCAAGCCACGCATTAAAAAGTTCTTCGGGTTCTTTGAATATTCTTGTTGGGTGTGGTTTTTTCATTCTATCGGTATTAAATTTTGCATTTCAGTTTGGAACGTTTCAAAGTCTATCCATTTACAAAGGTAGTAAATTCCTCCATCGTTTTCAATCTCTCGTTTTCGTTTCAATTGTGATTCTCGGATTTGGTCTTTTCCTATCTTCAATTCCAAAGATAGAAATTTCCCGTTACAAATCCCTTCGATGTCGCTCATTCCTTTATTTTCAGAACGGATATAACCAATACCTTGTCGCCACTTCCCTTCACTTGAAATCCGTCTTATTGACTTTGAGCCGTAAACGTAACGCAAGTAATCAACTATTAGTTTGGTTATGCCATTCGTATCTGTCACAGACTTACTAACTAACGGTTGCTTTACCACTTCGAAAGGTACGCCACGTTCGTCTGTTTGAAGTTCAGTTATTCGTTTCTGCGTTGCTTTGCGTTTCGTTAAGCTGTACTTCTTTTTAGTAATTGTATGCGCAGGCATCGTTGAATTTAAACAGTCAACCATATGGACATAATCAATAAATTGTTTTAGGGTGTAGGGTTTCAAAATGGTAGTATATTGTTTTTAATAATAATAGGTTGCTTTACATCTTCAATATCTCTATAACTTGACAAAGTAAAATGAATAGAAGTTATTTTTTTTAAATGTTTATTTGCTGACTGTAAATCAGTAGCTAATATAAAAGCATAATTGCCATCTACACTATCTCTAAATTTATATATTTTCATACCATTTCAATTTTAAATTCACGTGAATAATTACCAGTTGCAATAAGTTGTTTCTTTTTCCAAAGTGCTAATTGTCTACTCGGGAAATACCAAACTTGAAAGTTAGCGTAAATTAGTTTATAAGTCATTTTATATTAATTTTATATGCTTCAAACTTTTGTTTCATCTGCTCGTTTTGTAACTCCAAATCACGAATATAACTTTGCGATTTATTAAAATATTCTTGGATCAAAAGTAAACGGTTTAATGTTTTCTCAAATCGCTGTATAACTTTAACGTTTGGTAAATCTTCTTTTTGCTTCGCTATTAAGTTACGTTCAACTTCGATAATAATATCGTTTAGAAAATAACCGCTGTGTTTGTATTGCGTTTCCATTATCCAACTCATATCAAGCTTTTTCCAGCTGTAATCGATTTCTTGCGTTTCTTTAAGCATTTCTTTTATTGAACTCATAATTTAGCTTTTTCGTTTAGTTCGTCCCAAATTTCGGGTTTTTCCTTTATTATTTCCTTTTCACGTTTCACAAACATAATATGTTTTATTCCGTTTGGTTCGCTGTTATCAACTTCAATCTCAAAGAATTTAACGTACTTATTAAATGCTTGTGTGAATGCTGTTTTACTTTTCAATCCGTACTTTCCTACGTTTGAATTATAGTCGTTAAATAGCTTCTCGTAATTATACCATTCATTAAATTTAAGTAGTTGCAATTGGTTGTAAAGTTCAATATTAATTTCGGTTTGTAGTTTCTTAATAGGTAACGAAATTTTATCGTAATCCATTAACCCATTTTGTAAGTATTTCTTTATACATTGAATCATATAAGAATCAAAACGTTTCCATTCCGCTTCGTCCCAACTATCAAATAGCTTGTGTCCAAAATAATGTAAAGGTGTGTACTTTGAATTAAAAAATGTACTTAGTTCAACTTCAAATTTTCTCGCATCGTGTGAACCACCTGAACCTTTCAAAGTGTAATTTGTAGTTATTAAAATCTTTGGGCTTTCTGAAATAGGAAGTTTAATTGTATCAACTCCTTTGTAAGTTATATCAATTCCCTCCGTAATTTCACTAAACAAATCTTCAAAAACAAAGTTTTTTCTAACATCATCATAAACTAAAATTTGAGTATCTGTTTTAACGCTTGAATACTTAAACTTATCATTTGAATCAAACTTTTTTCCATTAAGCGAATGTACTTTTTTAAGGTGTTTTAGTGCATTCCAAAATACTCCTTTACCGCTTCTTCCGTTTGGTTCGTCACTAATCATTTCATCGTTTAAAATTATCGCTCTATTATCGCAACCGTTGTTGTAAGAATGAAGTAAGTAACCAATAACTGATTGAAAAGTGTTATAACGTGCAACCGCTTGTTTGTAGTTTTCAATTTCCTTTGCACTTGCATTTTCTTGAAGTTTAAACCCTCCAGATATTAACCAAATAAAAGTACGATATTCGCTTTTATGGTGGTCGCACTCTGAATATTCTCGGTCAATAATTTGATCCTTCCAAACATTAAGATTGTATTCTTTGTAATCTTTTAAAACTACATCTTTTTTAGTTACTTCTAAAACTCCATTTTTATAAAATAAGTAGCAGGTTTCTGCATTATCTCTCAAAATGTTTATTTCTTCAGTTTGAAGCATTGACAAATAATCCCTTTTAAAAAGGCTTGTTTTACTTGTAACTAAATTAAACACAGTCCTTTCAAAATTATGTTCCAGAATGAAATCCATTACAAAATCTTTAATATCGTATTCATCAACTATGTTTAAAAAAATACCATTTTTACGAATAAGATTAAAAGTGCTTTGAGGGTTTGGTTTTGATTTTATAAAGTTGTTTCCTTCTAAAAATAACTTGAAATTAAAGTTATCAATTGCAATCTTTCCATCTTTGGAAGTATCCCAAAAGGTCATTAAAGTTGTTGCTTCATTCATATAAATTTTATTAGATAAAAAAACCCCGCTAACTTTCGGAGGGCAGTCCTACTCGTCAACGAGGTTTGTACTAATTTCTTTAAGTTCCTGCCCGAACTGTTTACAAATATAAAAATAATTAATTAAGTTGGTTTATAATTGCGTTGTTTTCTTTTAAAAAGTTAAAAGTATAACATTTGAATTTAGTACCATCATAATTTTCTCTTTCAATTCCGTTGTCTTTTAATTTAGTTCTAATTTTGTCAATATCAAATAAAATGTATTTTATTATTGTTTCTTCATTTTCAGATAAAACTCCATAAAAATAAATTTGTCCTTTACCATCAATTAATTTATCAATTTCAGTTAATCCACCATTTTTATCTTTACTTCTAATTGTAATATCGTTATAATTTCTATATTTAAAAGACCTTATTCTAACTGATATTTGAATATCCGCACTAAAATATAAATCAAAAGATAATTTAGTGTCTTCAACTTCCGAGCTTT